TCATGCGGGAATGCATGTGAGCGTTATCCTCAGTTCCACACTCGGGTTCTTCTTGGGGTCGAGTTTTCTGGCGCATCTTGAGGGGTTCGATTTCGTAATGACTGCGCTCTTTACGGTACTTGCCCTTGATGCCTATCGCGCTAACCCCGATAGGCTCACGGTGCTGATAGACGAGGACAGCTCCTGTAGCGTCTACGCTGTCAGGTGCGAAGCGCTCTCGGTATCCCCATCCTGTGTCATACACGCTGTTCCACGGCACGCCGATAGCGGTGAACGTGCGCGATTCCGGTTCGTCTCCGTTAAACCTGCAGTTCAGGTCAATAGTTGTGGTTTTCATTCCTTGGGTTCTCCTGTTTGGATCGGGCCGCGGCCTTCCATTTCGCGCACTTCTTCGACTGTCAAGAATCCTGCGCGCAGGCCGATTTCATGTGCTTCATAGCGTGTCTTGGTATCGGGCCGAAGCACTGCGTCGAGGTTGAAGCGCGCGTAATGCCCACGAGGGAGAAGGCGCGTGAGCGCATCTTCGATAGGGGAGAGATAGCCCATGAGCGTATCGCGCAGAGAGTCAAGCGAAGATTGCTCGATATTCTGATAGGTGAGCGATGCGCCTTCAACGGCGGCTGCGAGCTTGTGAGGTGGAATGCCGAAGAGGCGCGCAATGCGCGTGGTGTTCCACTTTTGAGACTCGAGCCATTGAAGGTCAGCGGGACTCACGCCCGCGCTTCTCCAATCGAGGCCCTTACCGACCGCAGCTGTCTTTCCAGCGCGCATATTTTCATCCCACCGACGGGACGCTTCTTCGGCTTGCTCCGAGGTCAGCACTTGATCGGTGGTGAGGATGCCAGAGGGGATGCCACCGCGCGTGAATAGATCGTCTGCGTACTTTTGCAGTTTAACCATGCCGGTTAATCCTGCGCGTGCCGCTTGGATCGGGCCTAGTCCTAATTGACGATCTGGAAGCGTGAGGTACCGCAGGTGAGCGATAGACGATGAGGAGACTTCCTGACCGTCGATAGCGTAAACGGCCTTGTAGTTCGCATCCTGAGCGACGGTGACGCGAGAAGAGTCGATCACCTCGATATTGATGACTTTCTCTGCAGGATCGCGAGTGATCTTCCAGAATCCGTTTCCGCTGATCGATAGCTGTGCAACGTTCCTGATGATCCACTCACGCTGAGTCATTTCAAACGTGGGGGAATCGATCAGCTGCGACGCGATGGGCTTTGCGTCTTTAAAGCAGTCAATTGTAAGTTGTCCAGCGAGAGTCTGCAGGTAGGTGAGGGAGCGAAACACGCTCTCTAAGCCAATGAGCGCATCAATGCCTAAGCTGTCCTCACGCGCGGGCGGGAGCACAGCAGGGGAGAGACTCTGCTGTGCACCGCGCGTGCTGATCCCAATTGCTTCGAGCAACTTCATGGACATCATCGTGTTGCGACTTTTCCACGCTTCTTAGATGCGACGCGCCGAGTGTCGTTATCGAGCGCGTGAGCTGCCTGCGTTCCACCGACGTGACAGGACATTTCGTGCGTTCGCGCGTTCTTCCACGCATACGAGCGTGAGCGGGAGATATCGCCACGCCATCCGCATGAGCAGATCGGGAGATAAGTGCAGTCGGATCCGTCTACATAAATCTTGTACATGGTTATCCTTGAATGAAGAGTTGTAATCCGTTTTGTTGTGTCGCTGCGCTCCATCCAGCGATTGCCAGAGCGCGCAGCGGGTCGATAGGCGTGATGGCGGTGCGCGCGTCGCGGGCGTTTGCCGGGTCGCAGACGCACAGCGTGTTACAACCCGCGTAGCGCAGGGTAAGAAGCGGAGTCAGCACGTCGTCGATAAACTCCTCCAGTCCCATCTCCTCGCCGTAAATCCCATCGGCTATCTGCCACTTGGACCGCACGTGCTGCCAGATGAGTGCGCAGGGGTGGATGCCAGAGGTGTCTATGCTGATGAGACAGTCCGTGAGCTTGGCGGGCTCAAGCGGGTTATCTGCCACGTGGAAGTCCTTGT